TAGCTATCCACATAATTTAATGCTGGTTCAACTTTAAATCCTTGGTCGAATGATAATTTATCCGTCCAATCGTGAACGTCACCTGTACCAACATAATATGAATAAGATTCAATTATAATTTGATTTGGTACATCAGGGTCTGGTGTAAAAACCAAATTAAATTTCTTAGCTAATGATGATAGAAAATCTATTTGTTTAAATATAGGGTCTATAATCTGACTAAAATTTACAGCATCACCATCAATTATATTAATTGGTTCATTTGGATTTGTAGGTAGATATTTTAAAGATGAAACATCCATAAAACCTACTGATGAATATATTTTATTTTGATAATGTCTATATACTACTTGAAATGAACTAAATGGGTCAGGCGTCCAAGGACATTCTGATTGACATAAATTAACTGTTGTACCTGTAGTATTTTTAGCTATTTTATAGTTATATGTTTCATATGCGTTAAATTGAAAACCTAAAAATCCGTGATAACGAATTTTAATTTCAATATCTACACTAATATCTGAAGAACATAATGCAGGTATACCTGTACCTGCTTGTACTACAATTAAATCAAAACTTGTTAAATCTGTTGTAGGTAAAACAATAACTTTACAACCTTCTGGTGGATAAGTTACAACTGCTGTACCTGGTAATATTGTTGAAAACTTAGTGAGTGTTGAATTGAAATATCCATACATGTATAATGTTTTCATCCAAGGCGTATTCATAAAATCAGATTTGATAGTATATCCGTACGTCTTAAAAATAAGTTGAACTAAGTTCCAAACACTTAATGCTGGTTTTAATTGGTTGTCAAAAATACCCTGACCTGGTGTATTAATTCTATATGGTTTAACACCATCTGCTAATGCAGCTGCAGTATTTGCATAAGCACCAGCTTTAATTGGTGATGATGTATATAATCTTGATTGGCTATATGCTGTACCACCACTAACGTTTACTGTATTACCTGTATATAAATAGCCATTATGGACTACAGGATATATGTAAGTTAATGGTTCTTCTTGATTAAATGTAAAATTAGAATAATTCCAATTTTGTGTAACAGTATTTAAATTAAATGTATGATTGAATGTATATTGTGGGTCATCAAAATTTAAATCAATTAACAACTTATTACCAATATCAGCAAATAAAGTACCTACTGTTGAATATAAACTGACGTCATATTCTATTGCAGAATTTTGTACTGCCACAGAATTTAATATCATATAACCTGTGAAATATGGTTGATAATCAATTAATACATCACAATTAACTTTCTTAATTGCATTAAAATATAGTGATTGTGAATCAACATCAAAAAAGTTTTCAAAAAATCTATTATTAGCTTTTGATCCTGGTAATTTTAAATTTAAAGCAGTATCACTATTTTTAGTAGATATATCTTGCAATTCAGCAAAACTCCTTGTAACCTTTATAGGTATAGATGAATTTAAATCTAAATTGTGATAGGTTAAACCTGATGCACTATTAAACTGAACCCTTAAAACTGTTTGCTGTTGTTGAGCCATATTAGAAACCTTTATTTACGAAGTATGTATCGCTTGTTTTTAATGTTATTCTATATTTGTTAAGCTTAGAGTGTTTCTTAGTTATTGTATCAACAGATGTTGAAGTAACTAATACAGGTCTTAAGTCTTTATATATTTTATTATTTCTATCAATAGGTGATATATAATCTCCTTTAATTAAATAAACTTGTGGTGATAAAAATAAACCTTCTAACCATGATGCTGCTGCAATATTTAAATAATTACTTTCAAGTACAATTTCTTGAGTTACATTAGTATCAAAAGTTTTATTTGTTCTACCTATATTTCTATCAGGCGATTGAAGACTTGTTGAATAGTACCTACTATCGTAATTTGTTCTATCAACTTGTTTTGTATCTTGTCTGTACGATTGGAAAGTATAATAATCATAACCACCTCTATCATTTAACCAAACCAATCTTGTTGATTCTGGTAAACAATTGTCATATAAATAAAAATAAAAAGCTTCACTTACAGGACCAATAGGGCCAGTAGCTTGTCTATTAGCATTCCAAGTTGGTAAGCCATAAAATAATTGTACTCGGTAATATGCCACATTATTAAATGTAACACCAGTAAATAAATTTGTCAATTCAACAGGACCACAAGGTAAAGCAAATATTTGTAATGTATCTGTATAACCTGATGGTGATTGAAATGGTGTTCCAACCTTATTTAATTCTTGTATTTGTGTATTAATTAAATTATTATTTGCATCATAAAATTCTATATGTAACCAATCCGCTTCAATAACTTGTCTATCACCTGTTTGTCCGTTCAAATAATATAATGTATAACTTTCATCTTCTTGAATATATTGTATGCGTGGTGCTTCAGTTAAAAATCTTGCGGTTTCTGACATTTCAGGAACTGTAGGATAATCCATAATAAATTGACATACAGGTGATAATCTGTTATATAATGATATTGTATCTTTTGTAAATCCAGTTCCAATAACAGTACCTACTTCTTGGTCGAAATTTGGTAAGATAAAATTATTATCAAACTCAAATGTTCCACCTATATAATCAAAATATTTTCCTGTTGAGACATAATCTGATGGTGTAAAACCAGTAGGATTAACATAATCAGGAAGATATGTATAATGTACTAAATCATTTTGTGGTAAAATTGTATATTCATTTACAGTACCACCAGTAGCATTCAAATATCTATAACCATATTTAAAATTTGCTTTAATACCATTTTTATATTTGTTGTCAATATTAATAGTTTGAGATGTTGTATCCCAATCATTTAACCAATAGTATTCATAATGTTGTGCGTTAACATAATTCATTAAATAACTATAAGGTCTTAAATTAAACTTATAATAATATGTTGAACCTGATAAAGATGTGTCATAAGGAACTAATGAAAAATTACCAACCCTTTCATCATCTGAATATAAATCAACAATCATTTGCATGGTAGGTTCTAATGTGCTACCTGTCAATACTATTTCATATTCACCACCTCTTTGATAAATAAAATCAACTGACCTTCTTATTTGAGAGGTACTATTTAAACCATTACCATATAATTGTGGGTATCCAAAACTCATTTTTTAAATTCTTTAAATGTTACGCTTATCATATTCATTAATTCATCCATGGCTTCATCACCAATTAAATTAATTATTTTCTTATCTTGTGAAATTTTATATAAAGCAATTTCAGTAAAACTTGTTGCTCTTATACCAAATTTCCAAATACTCTTTTGTATTGCAAAAGCAACAGGTAGCGCTTGACCTTCTCTATTTGCTTTCTGAATTTGTTTTTTTGTCTTTAAATGTCCTTTAACAAATTGTCCTCTTTCATTTCTAACACCAATACCTTTTTGTTGAATCCATTTCATTATTTGTGAAATTGGAACATAACTTCCTGGTTTTCTTCCTTCCTCAACAAATGCACCATAATTTTTCATTTCAATTTCTATATGGTCCATATCGTTATATTTTTGTGCTTTTGCTTTAACACTATTCATTAATCCACCAGTAGCAATTTTATTTGATAAACCAGAATATACAGAATTTGGCCTACCACCAAAAGGGTAATTCCTTTCTTTTAAGGTATTTTTTACAATTTTCTCAATAGATGGTAGTACCGCGTTTAAATCCATTATCTAATTTGATTTATTGATGCGATTATTGATGGTGAACCTGGTATATTTCCTGATGGTGCAATATATTGATATGTTGTATTACCACTATCAGATTGATAAGCTAATTCAACATAACTACCTGAACTAATTTGTTCCCAAATATTTAAAGCTAAAACTGATTTTTGGTTTGATGGTACAGTAATATATGTTGCAGAATCTGCTACATTAACACCATCCTTTTTTAACCATACTGCTACATTTCCTGCACCAGCACCTTGTACTAATTGAATACTATATTGAATGTTATAATAAGCTGTTGTTGGAACAATAATATGTGAACCTGATACAGTTATTTCATTTATGGCTGCTGTATTATCAAATGTGAAAGCACCACTTACATTTGCACTACCTGATTGTGTTTGTGTTGAATAGAAATAACCAACATCAAATAATTTTGGTAATACTTGTTTTGGTGTTGCATAATTTAAAGAACCAGTTGCATCCATCATTACAACATATGAACCTGTTGCATTTGGTAATACTGGCATTCTAACTTGACCTGCATTAATCTGTAAAGTTTGATTTGCAGTTGTAGCATCTAACTTACCCCAAAATAATGAACCACTCCTATCCGCATCTACTGAACCTAAGAACTGATTATTAAGATAAAAATTATTACTACCTAATTCATTTGCACCTGCTGCATAACCAATACTAATATTGTTTGAACCTGTTGCACTATTTAATGCATATGAACCAATACCCAAATTATTAGAACCAGTTGAGTTTGTTGTTAATGCAAATCTACCAATACCAATATTATTATTACCTGTTGTATTATTTAATAATGTAGATGCACCTAAAGCTAAATTTGAAGTTCCTATTGAGTTGTTTAATAAACTTGAATTACCAATACCAACATTATTATCTGATTTAGTTTGATTTAATGCATTTTGGCCTATTGCAACATTCGCAGAACCAGATACATTATTTTGTAATGAATTAAAACCAATAGCAAGGTTTGCATTTCCTGTTGTATTATTTGTTAATGCAACTGTTCCAATTGCTAAGTTTCCATTTCCTAATGTGTTATTATATAAAGCTGTTGAACCAATTGCAGTATTATTTGATGATACATTAAATCTTAAAGCATTATCACCAATAGCCACATTACTTGAACCGCTTACATTTGTTAATAAAGTATTTGCACCAATTGATGTATTTGTTGTACCTGTTGTATTTGCATATAAAGCCCTATAACCTAATGCAGTATTATTATATCCTGTTGTATTAGCATATAAAGATTCTTCACCATATGCAAGGTTATTTTGTTGGTTACCTGCACCTCTATTAAATATTGAACCTGTAATTTGTAAAGAACCTGATATTACTTGTGAATATAAAACTCCTGGTGTATTTGAACCTGTGGTGATTAAACCAATTTTATCTGTCACAACATTTGAACCATTAAGTTGTAAAGAACCAGATATTGATACAGAACCTGTAATTCTTGTATTGTTATTACTATCAATATGAATTGCGTTTCTTCTTGCAGCAGCACCTGTTCCTGTTCCAACAACAAATACAGCATCAGCTGAACTTTCTTGTAATGAACCTGTCGCATTATATCTACCAACTATAACTGAACCACCATTACCTGCAGCTGAGGAAGTAAATGATGCAGACATAATTAAATTTTCACCTAATATAACTGCAGAAGCTAAATTTCCAACATTTGTACCAACTTGTGTTGAGTTAATAGTATTACCTTGACCTATTATAGCATTATTGCTAAATGTTCTTCTTGCTGAAGAATTTGAACCTGAAACTGTAATAACATTACCTAATCCAGTAAATAAGTTTTGTCCTACCGTTATATTATCAACAGCAGTTGAAATTGATGAAGTATAGTTATTATTAATTGTTATAGCACCCAAATTTGCTGTGTAAGAAATTGAAGAACTATTATGATTTAATGTTGTTGGACCACCAGCAAAATTATTTGCTTGAATTGTTGTATTAATATTTAATGGTGTTATATTTCCAGTTGATGTTATGGCATTACCAACAATATTATTAGCAAAAGTCACACTACCTGATTGATGATTTAATGTAACTGTATTGTTAATTAAATTGGCAGCAATTTGAGGTGAAGCTAATGAACTTGTTGTAAATTGTAACGATAATGCACCATTTAAAAAATTGTTTGAAACAAGTGGTCTATAACCTGAACCAGTACCAATTGTTGGAATGTTATTTAATATATTATTATTTCCACCAATATAACCATATGTACCTTGAGTTGCTAAAGTATTTGTTCTAGTTGAAGTTAATAAAATATTATTTGAACCTGATATAACAACTGAACCTGTTTGGTTAGCTGGTGCTGAACCTGAATTAAAACCAAATATAAAATTTGATTGTGATACTGGTGCTGAACCTGTTATGTTTAATTTAACTGAACCGCTATTATATGCTGGACTAAATAAAAATAAATCACCAATATCTGTTAATGAACTTGTAACGGTTAAACCTTCAGATATAATTAATGAACCTGTAACACTTGTTTTTCCACTAACTGCTAATGAACCTGTTATTTTTGTATCTCTAGGTATTTGTAAAACATTACTACCTGATTTAACATACATTAAAATATTATCATTTGAACCTGGACCATATGGTTGATTATAACCTAATCCAAATCCTTTTATAAATGAAATTTGTGAACCATCTATACTATTAAATGAACTAATACCAAATGAACTTTCACCTATTGTACTATTAACTTGTAAACCTGCAAAATTTGAATAAGCACCTTGTGTTGCATCCACATTTAAAGTTATGATTGGAAATTGAGAACCTGTTGAAGGGTCACCCATGTTAAATGAAGGGTTTTGAATGCTACCACTTACATCTAAAATTGGTAATATTGATTGTACGCCATAAACATTTAAACCTTCAACATTTAATGCTGCAACAGTAATTCCATTATTTCCATCTAAATAACCACCATTTATTGTTTGTGTGCTACCTGTTACACCTGGACTAAATGCACTACCTGTTGTAATAACTCCAACTAGTGATGGACTTACACCACTTGAACCTGACGACCCATTAGAACCTGAGGTACCAGATGAACCACTTGTTCCATTTACACCACTTGAACCAGAAGTACCAGCAGTACCATTTATTCCTGAACTACCAGATGTTCCACTAGTACCACTTGAACCGCTACTACCAGAAGTTCCTGCACTACCAGATGAACCACTTGTACCAGCAGTACCTGAAGTACCATTAGTACCAGCCGCACTAAACACCTGCCAAACTGCAGGGAAAATTGATGGTTGTTTATTTATATTATCTGATAAAGCAACATATGTTTGTCCGTTATAAAAAACTACATCATATGTTGAATAATAAGTTGATGAGTTCCAATCACCAGCAACATTAAATCCTGTACCACTTGTTCCTGATGAACCTGCAGTACCAGAACTACCTGAGCTACCAGACGTTCCTGAAGTACCTGAAGTACCAGAACTTGAAGATACATAAGGTATATTATTAACTGAAAAAGAACCTGATATATTAACTTCAGTCAAACTCATTTGTAAAGGTGAGTTAGCACCATTACCTGTTTGTACTGTTTGTAGTGTGTTTAATAAACCATTAGTAGAATCGGTCATCTTTAAAAGACCTTGATATGAACTACTGACGAATAAATTATCTAATTGACCCATATATATTTATATATTTTTTAAACGTTATCCCATTTATTTTGAACTTTCTTCCATAATTCATTAACCTCATCCCAAGTTAAACCAGGACTAAAATTTGATACAGGGAGAACGCATCTATTATAATCAAATTTTTGTTGCATACTAACATTCAAAACCCAACCTGCAAGTATTGTTTCGCTTCTTTCTAAGAAAGGTGAAACTGTTGCATCCCAATCTGCTTCGTATTCTGATAAATACATTTTACTAAACAAATCCTTAGCCATCTCCATGGTATCATTCAAAACATCCTGTTGGTTAGATAAATCATCTTCCAACTTGTCTGCGAATATTACATTATAAGCCATATGAACGTGTCCTGTATGTAGCTTAGTATTGTCAAAATGCACGTACATCCTCGGGTACCTCGGCTCTTTCTTGGTGATAATATCGTTTGTTAATTGCTTATAATCACCAAAACCAAAACTATTAATCTGTTCGTGCAAATCAGCAAACTTCTCAAAATCATCTAAGACAACTCTAAAGCTTTCAAATGTTTGGTCTTGAGGGAATCCATATCCAAATAATACAGGTGGCGTACACGAGTCATAATCGAATGGCATACTAACTGAGAAGTTAAGCGTCCACCCACCTAATATTGTTTCGTATTTTTCTGTAAAAGGTACAACCTCAGGGTTTTGGTCTGGGTTAATGTACCAACTAAACTCACCTGAACCAGGATAATAGGACTGAATTAATACAGTCCAAAAGTCTTCCACGATTTGTAATGTATCCGATAAAACATCTTTAAGATTAGACAAGTCATCTTCCACCTTATCCATAACAATAAATGAAAAATCATAATGTATATGGTTCTGATTAAAGATTGAATCACCTGGAACCACATATGCACGTATATATTTTGGTTCCTTTTTATCTATTATATCATTAGTTATTTGCTCTATATCACCAAAACCGAATGAACGTATCTGTTCGTGATGATAACATATTTGTGCGAAATCTGCCAATATTTGTTTATAATCGTATTGCATCATATATAAATATAAAAAAGCACAAGATTTATTTTAAAAACCATTCTGTGCTTTCTTAATTAGTCTTTCTTGTTCTTTATCATAATCAATCAAATAAGACAACTGATTGAATATTTCCATTATATTTTTTTTGTAGACGTATTCGTGTTTTGTAAAATCATTTCCAGCAATTCTGTTGATGACGAGAAACCATCCATACGCTTTTTGAAAATTCGACCTATAATCGTTTTCCTCAGGGTCCAAATTATTCTTAGCTTCTTCATCATCCCAATCTTCGATATCGAAGACGCTTGGGAATAAGCTAAATATCTCCTTTCGAATTTTGAAAAAAAAAGCTGCGCGCCTAGCAAAATCTTAATATCTAGCTTGTTTTTAAACAACTCAGCACGTTTAGTCATGGTCTTTACATCATAATCTTCAATAATAAAGTTATGTTCGCCAGCTTCATTAATGATTGGTCTATACATAATAGCTGCAAGAATATGTATCAAGTCTAATAATTCATTAGTTGGTTTGGTACTGATGGTATCCATATCCACAAACTCAGCAAAACTTAATTCACGCCATGATGGGAAGAACCCATAATGTACCCCATCCAATTCAAATCTATCCACAAATGGGATATTCTTTTCTAATGGTAATGTTGCTAATATTTGTGCTGCTACTAAATTTACTTCTTCATAATCTGCTTTAAGCAATTCATCTAATGGTGCTTCAGTTACAATACTAACTAACTTAGCAGCAAAATATGTATCCGTAAATAAATCTTTTATCTTATATACTTTAGCATAATTTCCTAAAGACATATAATCATTTATTACATACTCTTTTCCTTTTATTTTAAAACTTGTCATAATTTATCCTCCTGTAAACATTATTGCATATCTGCCACTAGCTTTCATATTCTTAAGTTCAAACCACATACGCATCATAACCGAGTCGGCTAAGTCAGGGCTGACACCAAGCATACGTTTCATTTCATCTTTTGATATAACAGCTACTTTATTATCTTTATCTAAATCTTTTAATTTAACAGCCAATAGTTCTTGTGTTAATGTATCAACTAAACTTGGGTCTGTCAAGTTAATACTAATTTTTCCTTCCTTAAATAACTCACTTAATTTTACATAACACTGTGACTTCAGGTTACTAAAGTTTTGTTTATGTAGTGCACGTGAGTTAGCTACAAAATTTACGCCACGGACAATATCCGCAACTCCTCCGCCCACACCGTCAGAATCGACTATCACACTATTCCTATCTATATCGTGTATTCTAATTAACATTTCAATTTCATCAGCAAGTTCTAATGTATCCAATCCTTGAAATATTCTACATTCAATAACTGTTAGACCAACCCATATTGTTATAACTGAACGGTCAGAACCAAAACGTGCCACATCACAACTCAATACTTTTCTATTGTCAGGGTTAGGACTAAACTTATA